CCCTGCGCGATTTTTTGAAAGTTTCTCATTCAATATTTGATGATGTAGGACAGAACACCAAACGGCGGCATGACCGAAAATGGCGTGCCGTCGCCTGTGTCTCCCACAGTCACTCCCGTTGTTGCACTATTGATCGTGATTCCAGTTGTTGCTGTTCCGGTATTTCCAGCCGCTGCCCCGGCAGAAGAACCGGACGTGGCATTTGTTGCGGTTGCTGACGCTGTATGAGCATGTCCAGGATCGGTAATCGTATGCGCATGGCCGGGGTCTGTGACCGGATGGTCGTGTGCCGGAAGATTCGTTACCGCCAGCGCCGCTGTTTCCGCGCCACCGGTATTACCCAATGTGCGCGGTGTTAGCCCTGTTCCTGTACCGGCCCCGACAATTATCCTTCCCCGGAAATCAGGAAGTGCGAAAGTCGTTGCGCCATCACCAGCGCCATATAACGTCCCAATGACGCCGAACAATGTCGCGTATGTGGTGCGGCTAACTATAGACCCATCACACAGAAGCCAGCCCGTTGGCGCCGACGTTCCTGCGTAAGCCCTAACTTCGCCAGTCAATGTTTGCGACTGGATGTTGTCTGTAGCCCCTCCGGTACGCTGCCAAATCGTTTGCAGGAAGTACCGCCAAGGTTGCGTGATGAAACCACCTTGGTCCACAAATGCCGCCGTGGGGCTTTGCGGAAAGCCTTGTGAACTCATGACGCGGAAGCACGCATAGAAACATATGCGCCGTTCAATGCGATTTTATAGGGAGCCGACCAACTCAATTCGAACACACGGTCACGCGCCATGCCAAGGCGCTGCCATTGGACAGAAGTCAGGAATTGACCCCCATACCCAAACGACTGCATCACGGCATTGCCCCAGGATTTTCCTCGCGTATCGCTCCACCGCAGGCTTATGAGCGGTGGCGTTTGACCGATAACTGCCGTTGCCGCTGCACCCGTTCCGCCACCTCCGCTGAACGAGATCGTGGGGGCCGACGTGTAATCAAAACCCGGCTTGGTGACATTGATGCCCGTTATGGGGCCGGAAATAATTGCCGTCGCCGTAGTCCCAGTGCCGCCCCCGCCCGAAAACTGGACCGATGGAGCTGACGTATATTGCTGTCCGCCGTTCGTGACAGAGACAGAAACCACTGTGCTAGCGACAGTGGCCGTTGCGGTTGCGCCGGTTCCTCCGCCACCAGAAATGCTTACAGATGGAGCCGATGTATATCCCGAGCCCGGATTTGTGATCGTAAGTCCTTGAACAATTCCGATGATCGAAGCTGACGCGGCTGCCCCAGTCCCGCCGCCTCCACTTAATGAGATGGTCGGAACAGACGTGTAACCGCTGCCGCCATTGGTGACAGAAATCGAGCCTACTTGGGCGCTAATTGTTGCTGTTGCGGTCGCCCCAGTTCCTCCGCCACCACTTATAGAAACTGTTGGAGCGGAGGTATAACCGCTTCCAGCACTCGTAACCGTGAATGATTGGATTCCGGTATTAACAGTCGCCGTTGCGGCAGCGCCGGTTCCTAATCCGCTAAAAACAACGCTCGGAGCTGACGTATAGCCAGAGCCGGGATTTGTGACGTTGATGCCAGAGACTTTATATCCAATGGTGGCAGTCGCCTTAGCGCCAAATCCACCGCCGCCAGAAAATGAAATCGTCGGAGCGGAAATATATCCAGAGCCCCCGTTTGTGATCGTTACGCCGTTGACTACGCCAGTTCCGAGAGTTGGGTTTGTGACGTGAAAATTCGCGATTCCAGTCGCGCCCGATCCACCTCCACCGCTAAAATGAACAGTCGGAGCCTCTTCATAAGCGCTCCCGCCGTTCGTTACTGTTGCGCTATAGACGGAGCCGGATACAAGCGCAGTTCCTGCCGCGCCGCTGCCGCCACCACCGCTAAATGAAACAGTTGGGGCCGCGAGATAAATGCCGCCAGACGTTATTGTTATGGAAGCAATGCCCCCGGTTCCCACGGTGGCAGTTGCAGTAGCGCCCGTGCCGCCCCCACCACTAATAGAGACCGATGGGGCCGATGTGTAACCGCTTCCTGCCGAAGTAAGGGAAAGCCCCGTTACCGTTCCGTTGATAAGCGAAGCCGTTGCGGTAGCACCGGTACCACCTCCGCCCGAAATTGAAACTATCGGCGCGGATGAGTATCCAGAGCCAGCAGTCGTTACAGAGATCGCGGAAACAGAATTCAAAAGATTTGCAGTTGCCGCAGCGCCAGCGCCGCCACCGCCAGAAAAAGAAACGCTTGGGGCGCTGGTATAGCCAGACCCCGGATTTGTCACCGCGAGAGAACTAATCGCCTGTGCGATTGATGCCGTTCCCGTCGCGCCCCAGCCACCACCGCCGATAAACGAAACGCTCGGGGCTGACGTGTACCCGGTTCCACCATTCGTGACCGACACGCTAGAAACATCTAGGGCGATAACCGCCTCGGCCGCTGCCCCCGTCCCACCGCCGCCAGACAGCGTTATGTCTGGCGGACATGTGTAACCAGATCCTCCATTATCGAGAGTGACGGACAATAGCTGCTGCCCCGATGGGCCGACTTCCATGTCCGCCAGAAATTGCGAATAAATGACTCGTTTATCTTCGTTCTGAAAATGCGGGAAACTGCGCGTTCTGATAATCGGCACACCGTAATCGGTGAAATTTTCCGGGTCGTAATGATAAATTGACCCGTCTTCCCAATCACCGACGATGTTCAGCCCGTTAAAGTATGTCGTGCAGTTGGCGCGGATTCGATTGAGATTGCCGTTGCTATCGGCCCACGCTCTTTCGTGCCACTGGCCGGTCGCAATATCATAAACCCATGTTTTGTTTGCTGTCGGGAAGATCAAGACATAAAACACATGCCCCAATTCCTGATAGGTAAATCCTATGGCGTCTGATACCGTTCCATAGGATGAAATCTCGTTTTCGATTGCAAAGGTAGAAACGCGCTTTGCCTGATACCCCATGCCGGCAAAGACCATTTTCTGTCCCTGACGGTCTTGACCAAGCCAGTACGTCGCCAAGTCCTGCCTTGCGACGGAGTGAGTTGCTACGCACCCATGATCCAGAAACACGCCCGGCATGGATTGAAAAGTAAAATCCGTCGCCCCGGAATTGAACCAGACCTCGGAGGTCAATTCTCCCAAAAGCCAGATTTCCCGATGCATCACGATCAAGGTCGAAATCGGGTCCGGGTATGATGTTTTGGACGCAATATCGAGGGGATCGAATGCAGCATAAAGCGTGTCCGGGCTAATCGTTCCCGTAAGATTTGCAAATGTGACGTTCGATAGAGAAATATAGAACTGCGATGTTCCGGGTCTATTCAGGATGAAATAGGTATCGAGATAATCGACCCTATCGGCACCATAAAAGGCGTCATCATTCACGGTTCCAAACGTGTTTGTGGCAAGGTCAATGCAATAGCCGTTCGACGTTCCGTCAACGATCAGAACCGCAAGGCCATTGTCCGCCATGCAAACTGGCGTCGTGCCGTTTGTGATGGTTCCGAGACTTGTTAGAACATAACTGTCCGAAACCGAATAGATTTTCCCGCCAATTGCCGCGTAACACGCGCCGTTGCTCGCGCGATAAAGACACCTGACCGTGTTCTGGTTGGTGGCGTCTTGAGTAAGGAATGACAATCCAGGTGTCGGGTAATAGGTAAACGGAAACGGAGAATCCGGAGGATTAGGCTCTCCATACAGATTCAGACATGTTTGGGCCTCCGCGATCAGGGAGCGTGCCTGATACGCGCCCTGAGTGAGGGCAAACTTCATCGGTTATCTGATTTGATCTGAATATGGGTTGTAGATACCCGGCCTCACGAGATCGAGCGGCATGGTCAACCTCGGAACTTGGGCATTCGCGTTGCGAATGACATTCAAAGCATCTTCAGCCATCGCGGTAATGGTCGGATCCGGCTGAAGCTGGTACATCGGCCGGATGCGGGCCGACAGATTGTAAAGAATTGCGGCTTGATATTCTGGCGGCAGATTTATCGTGTCAGTCAAATTCGTGAATGACTGAAGCGTCTCCTTGATTGTCAGATGCAGCGAATAGAGATTGCTTGGTATCGGCCATGGATAAACGACCCCAAGCGGATAGGCAGAGTCGTAGAAAATGTAACTTGGGAACGATGTAAGCTGCTTGAGTGCGATATTGTTGTAATCCTCGCGCGACTGAAGCAGCTCAAGCGGATAGTCTATCTGGGCTGGTTGGCTTTGGACTATCTGGCGAAAGAATGCCGCCTCCAGCCTATCTGGCCTCGCCACATCGAAATCCCCACCCGGACCAACGGTATATGACTGAGCGCCAGTGCAATTCAGGCTGACATCAACAAGGTGATAAACCAGCCAGCGTTTCTTCTGCCACTGGGAAAGCATCATGTTGAGAATTGTCAGGCAATCGGTCGAATCCTCGGCCTGAGCGGTTTGCCCCACGCCGATGATGCCAGCCTGTTTCAGGGCTAGCGTAATGATGTCACCGGCAGTTGCCATTTTTGTTTATCGCCCTTGGCTTTCAACGACGCTTCTGAGGCGGTCTAGCCCCCAGCGCCTATCGACCTTGAGCCCAATTCGTTCTGCGGCCTGCAAAAGCCGCTCGCGTTCGTTCTCGGTCGAAATCTCTTGTTCCAAATGCTCGCCGGTAATTTTGGCGTGCTCTTCTGCGTCCTTTACGATCACTTGCGAGCCATCTTTAAGGGTGACCCACATTGGGTATGGCGAATGCTCTACCTCGGCAGGCTGATAGCGTGCGAAATGATTGTGAAAGGCGCGTTTGAGGGGATGATTCATTGGTTGTCTCCACTAAAGAAGGTTGACGCGGACGCCCAAGCGAAAGCCGCCCCCAATGTGGGGAGCGCACACCGTAGGGCGATACTTGAAAACGCCCGCGCCAATCTCTTCAGCGCAGACGCTTAAACAGCGTCAGCAACCGCAACGCACCATTCCGGGCGGATGAACAGATATCCGTACAGAATGTCCAGACGAGTGATGTACTGGTCGGTTGCGATCACGATGGCGACCGCCGACCTGGAGCTGCCGAAGGGCGTCCATGAAGCGGCGCGCGAGAACTATGACGGTATCTCGCTTCGTATGGTGACCGCGTGCATCATCGCAACCGACCCGTATATCATGTG